GCGTGGCTGCACGCTGGCGCTGTGCATGCTGGCGGGCGCCAGCATCACCGGAGGCAGCTGCATGCCGCCGTTTGCGCGTATCGCGCCGTAGGCATCAGCCGCGGTGTTCACACCAAGCGCGATCTTGTCCTTGGCGGTGCCCAGCACGCCCCCGACCTTGTCCATGATGGTGCCCACCACCTCCATGAAGGGGGCGATCTTGGCCATCATCGTGTCGATCACGCTGCTGACCTTCGCTGAAACCCAGTCCCAGGCACTGCCGAAGGTGACGACGATGAATCCAGCCACCGTGCCGATGACCTCACCGATCATCCTGAAGACCTCGGCGACGAAGCCAGCGACCTGGATGACGGCGCGGAAGTTGAACATCAGCGCTTCGCCCACCAGCTTGCCGATCTCGCCCACGCGGGAGAGTTCGTTTCCGGTGTACTGCGCCGGGGCCAGCATCCGCGACAGCCAGTCCCAGGCCTGTCCCAGCAGGGCACTCACGGCCTCCCAGGCCGGACGCAGCGGCGCAACGGCATTCATCAGCTCTCCCATCGCGGAAGTGCCCGCGCTGCTGAGACCTTCCCATACACCGCCCAGGAAGGCCTTGATCGGCTCCCAGTACTTGCGGACAAGCAGGGCACCGGCAGTGAGCGCGGCCACAGCTACCGCGATAGGGCCGCCACCAATGGCGCCCACTGCGGTGGCGACGACGCGGAACACCGAGGCGATACGCATGGCCATCGGGCCGAAGCGCCCCAGCTGGGCCAGCAGGTTGCCGGCACGGAACAGCTGGAAGACCTTCTGCACACCCAGGATCGGACCCTTCACGAACGTCCAGGCGTAACGGGCACCCAGCACCGCACTGCGCATGGCGAGCATGCCCACCACCACCTTGGTGGTATTGGCGATCAGCTTCGGATTCTCGGTCACGAAGGTGGTCACGCCGTTCAGCAGTTCGGTCAGCTTCACCGCCGCGTCGCCGACCGCGGGCAGCAACGCCGCACCAAAAGCCTTGGACAGGTTGTCCACGGCGATCTTCGCGCCCTGGATCTTCTCCGGGTCGGTCTGCATGGCATTGGCATACGCCGCATCGGTGGTTCCGGCAGAGCCATTGAGCGCCTTGTCGCGGATCCGGGTGTACTGATCCCAGTTCTGGATCATCGGGCCGATGAAGTTCTTCGCCTGTGCATCGCCGAACAGCTTGCCGATCTTCTGCTGATCGCCGGCCGTGGCCTGGACGATGGCCTGCATCGCAGCGTCGAACGGGTTGCCACCGCTGCTCTGTGCGTCGCTGATGACCTTGCGCAGGTCCAGGCCGAATCCCTTCTTGGCCTTGGCCTGCAGCTCGGGCGACATGATCGATGTCATGAAGCCCTTCATCTGGGTGGCTGCCTGGTCAGCGCCGCCCGCGGACCGGCGCGTGGCTTCCAGTGCCGCACCCATGGTGGCCGCTGCTGCGTTGCCCTGCAGCTTCAGCGCCTGGAACGACGTTCCCAGCACCGGCATTACCTTGGCCATGTCCTTCAGCCCCAGCCCGCCCTGGTGGCTGCTGACGACCAGGACATCCAGCGCCGACTGCATGCTGGCAGGGTCGATGTCGAATGATTGCTGCAGGCCCACGGCGGCGCTGGAGACGTCGTCGATCCCGGTACCGGTGATGGTGGCGGTGCGGCCGATGGCGCGCAGGCTGGTCTGCGCCGACTGTGCATCCATGCCGGCGTCGACCAGCAGCCGGATGGCGCGCTGCAGGTCATTCGCCTTCTGGTTGGTGTTGCCGGTCTCGGCCAGGATCGTCCTGCCCAGTGCTTTGACCTGGCCGTTGTCCAGGCCCGCTGCGCTGCCGATCTGCTGGCTCTGGCGGGCGAAGCTTGAGGCGTTCTCGACCGGCTTGGCCAGCTGGGTCACTGCGCTGCCGAGCAGGGTGCGTGACTCCTTGAAGGAGGTTCCCAGCTTCTTGCGGTTACGCAGATTGGCGGTGCTTGCCTTCTCGATGCGCTCCAGGCCGGTCTGCACCTTGCGCAGGCGATCGCCCTCGCTGGAGAGCCTGGCGTACTCCTGGCGCAGCCCGGCAACGTTCTGCTTGAGCTTTACCAGCGAGGGGTTCGCCTTGCTCATGGAGCGCTGCTTGCGCTCCAGCCTGTCCAGTTCGCTGCCGATCTTCTTCAGTCCGTCCTCGGTGGAGGACAGTGCGGACTTCAGCGAGCCCGAGATCGAGCCACCGATCGTGATCGTTGTCGTTTGAACGTTACTCGCCATGTACCGGCAATCCTTGTATCCACCAGATGAACTTCGACACCCGCAGCGTCATGATTTCGCGCAGGCCCCAGCCGGTATGGCCGGCCAGGGCGAGCACTCCCTGCCTGATCTGCGGCAGGGTCAGGTGGTAAAAAGCGCGACTCCCGACTGCAGGCGGGCGTAATCGCGCAGCGGCAGCTTGCGCAGGTCGTCCGGTGGGATCTCGCACAGGTTGGCGATCATCCGCACTTCACGCTGTGCATCGCTGCCCTTGTCATCCTGGAACCGCTCCATGTCTTCCACGGTGGGTTCGCGCATGCGCAGCACGGCGGTTTCCACGCCATTGACCTGGCGCGGGCGGGTGAGGGTGACTTCGGCATAGCCATCGCGTTCGATGACGTGGTCGTTGGTGGTCTTGGTCTTGCTGGACATGGATGTGTTCCTGGAAATCGAGGGAGCGCGATGAAGGCGGGGGCGCGAGGCGCCCCCGGTGCTGTGGAGACGCGTGCGGGGTCAGATGCCCAGGGCGCTGCGCAGGCCGGCCAGCATGTCCACGCCGTTCTGCTTGGCGATCATGTTGACCACGTCCAACTCCTGGACGACCAGCGGTCCGTGGGTGAGCTTGTAGTAGCTCAGTGCGAGCGAGATCTTCACCGTGCCCTTCTCGCCGGACTTGGATTCGCCACGATCAATGGCCTTGACCTTGCCGCGCATGTTGTGGACCACGGCGGTGATGCTGCCGTCGCTGGACTCCAGCGCCTCGCGTGCGGTGAAGGAGTACTCCTTGCTTTCCACCACATGGAACTTGCCCATGATGTCCGGGTCATCGGCGATGAGGACAGCCTCGGCTTCAAGCTTCTCGTGGCCCAGGGTGATTTCGGTCGGGGCGAACATGCCACCCGCCTGGAAATCCTCGGTCTTCAGCGTCAGCTTCGGAGCGGTGAAGGATTCGACGTTGCCGGCATAGCCCTTGCCGTCGACGTAGAAGTTGAAGTTCTTTCGGACGTTGCGCGCCATGCTTAGAAGATCTCCGAGACGTAGTTGTTGTTCATGTGCATGCGGAAGGTCAGCTGCTCACCCGGGTAGGTCGGAGTGAAGTCGAAATCCCAGTAGAAGCGGCCCTGGGCCACGCTGTCCGCTGCGTTCAGTTCCGGGTCGATCCAGCAGTTGCCGCCGAGGATCGCGCCCTGGGTCTTCAGGCCGCGCAGGAAGGCATTGACGCCCTCGCGCACGTCATCGACGTAGGTCTTGCTGATGCCGCGGTCGACGGCCCACAGGTGGGCGGCTTCCAGACTGTCGGCGATGATGTCGGCGGTGCGCACCACGCACAGGAACTGCCACTTCGGATCGATGCTGGTGGTGCGGTTGCCCCACAGGCGGAAGCCTCCTTCGCGGATGACCGTGGCTACGTTAGCCTGGTTCAGCAGGTTGGCGCGGCTGGTGGCATCGGACAGGCCGAAGTCGATCGCACGCGCGGTACCGACCACGCCGTTGAGTTCCAGGTTCGACGGCGACGCCCACCAGCCGCGCTCGTTGTCGCTGCGGGCGATGGCACCGGCCACGGCACCGGAGGCATGGCAGGTGACGATGGCATCACCGGACCGCACCAGCAGCGCGGGGTCGACCACGTAGACGCGCTTGGAGCCAGTCAGGGCGGCGGTGGACTTGGCAGCGTCGTCGTTGCTGTTCGGGCCATCCTTGATGATCACCGCGCGCAGCTTGTCGGCGATGCCGAGCAGTTCCGCTACGACCGGGTTGGCGAGCACGGCCTCCGGCTTGGCCGGATCGGCCGGGTGCACATGGGTGAAGCCGGGTGCGACCAGGATGCGCGGCTTGACGCCGACGATGGACTTGGCGGCCAGCAGCGCATGCACGCCTTCGTAGGCGCCGGTCTGGGCGTTCACGCCGCCCAGCACGTTGGCCAGGGTGGCGCTTTCATTGGCGCCCTTCTCGCCGCGGACGACGACGACGACGGCACTGGACTGGTCGAAGATCGTGTCGAGCGCACCGGGCAGGGTGCCGGCATCGGTGCCGGTGGTCGCCGACAGCTTGGCGGCCTGCGACGGCGAGGTCACCAGTACGGGCGTGTTGATGGGGAACGCTTCGGTGTCGGCCAGCGGTGCGGTGCCGACGATGCCGATCACGCTGCTGGAGGCGATGGCAATCGATCGGGCACCGGTATCGATGTTGACGACCTGTACGCCATGGAGAAATTCGGTCATTCGGGGTTCTTCCTCGGTGTGGGTGTGTGCCGGCTTGTGCAGGCGACGGGGTAATGTTCGGAGAATGTGGCGGTCGGGATAATTGCAGCGGTGGCCCGCTGATCGATCAGACCCAGCCGGAGGCGCTGACGCTGGCGCTGAAGGTGGAAACCTGGGCGATACCTCCGGCACGGCGCAGCGCGACGGAAATGCTGACGCTGTCCGATTCGTAGCTGGCGGACCTGGCAGGGACGCTGATCGACACGCCTGCCGACGGTCCAGCCGATGCCGGCACGAACGAGGGAGCACTGGTGCTGAAAGAGGCTTTGGCGGGCGAGGAGCCGGTGATCTGCACTTCGTACTCGGAAACGCTTGCACCTGCCGGAAGCCACTGGCCTGACGCTGCTACCGAGCTGCCTCCATTGCCGCCACCGGCGACGCCCGTGCGGATGGCATAGGTGCCGTCGGCATACATCAGGATCGAGACGGTTGCCGACACGGAGCCGGTGGAGTTGGTCTTGGCGCCATTGCTTGCCGAGTAGCCCTTGCCATGGAATGGCAGCCTGTAGGTGGCGCTGCCGCGGGCCGCCCACAGGTTGGACACGTCCATGCCGTTGATGCGATGGCCTACGTCGGCACGCTTGCTGCCGTACTGGATGTGGGCATAGCGGCGGCTCAGGTCGGTGCCGCCGATACGGCGGCCCGAATCCTGCGCCAGTGGACCTTCAACGTACGGATCGAACAGGTCGTCAAAGTCGACACCGGAAGAGCGATATCCGCTGGGCATGTCAGCGCTCCGCTTTCAGTGCGCGCACTTCAGCGGCCAGTTCCTGGATGGCCTTGGCCATCACCGGCAGCAGCTGGTCGAGCTTGACCGATGCCACGCGCTCACCCTGGAACTCGACGCCTTCCAGGTCGACCGCTTCCGGCACCAGTTCGGCCAGCTGCTCGGCGACGAAGAACAGGCGACGGCGACCGTCGTCGTTGTACTCGGGTTTGTAGTGGCCGGCTGCAAGTTCCATCTGTTCGACAGCTGCCAGGCCATAGGGAAGTGCGCCTTCGATGTTTTTCAGCTTGCGCGAAGAGCCAGTATCGAAGCCGCCGGCCGTCCAGAGAGCCCCCGCGGCATTCAGTTGCAGTCGATCCACTTGCGCAGTGGACGACCAGATCCGGAACACGTTGTCCGTGTTGTAGATGTGGAACTCTTGATTCGCGTTCCCACGGTCCTTGATGATGAATGCGGCATTGCCACCTGCGGAAGTGACGCCGCCGACGAATGTGTTCTCCCGGTACTGGACATTGCTGAAGCTCGCGCGCTGCGTCGGAGTTCCTCCATTGAAGTCGTAGGAGTAAAGCGAAAGTGTGGCGTCGCTCTCCATGGCTGTCGCCCATCGGGTCACGTTGTTGCCCCAGCCGAACCGTTGGTGCACGACCTGGGTGCTGCCTTGACCCACATACATGTTCAGCGTGCCGTTCATGATGTCGCCGGCTTTGTTGATCTTCCCGCCGGGATCGAAGTTGCCGCTGGTCCAGATGTTCCCGCCTGCGCTGAGCGTTGCGCTATAGGCACCCTCCACATTGCGGAAGGTGAAGGAGGAACCTGACTTGAAAATGTAGCTGTCACCGGTACCGAAGTAGATGACACCATCGGTCAGCGTGCTGCCCCAGCCGGACAGGCGCAGCGAGTTGTTGGAGATGGAAACCGCGCCGGTGAACGTCCCGCCACTCTTGTCCATCTTCGCTTCAGGCGCGAAGTTCCCGGCATGCCACATCGGCGAGCCGTTCCAGCGCGGCGTGTCGCCATGCTTGATGGTGATTTCGCTGCTGGCACTGCGGTCCGCGCTCCATACGCGCCACAGGCTGGAATTTGCCCAGCCGCCAATGAAGGACTGCTCGGCACCGGCGGCACCGAAGCCCAGCAACGGATACGTGCCGCTGATGAACTGCTGGTCGGTGAACGTGTTGCCGCCCCTGGACGCCTTGCCATCCAGTGCCGACTGCAGCCCGGTCACATCAGCAATCACATGCTTGTGGCCCACGGTGGCGAAGTCACCGGCCAGGGCGAACTCGGAGGCGTGCTTGCCATCCAGGGTGTCGGCGTCCAGGCCGTTGCCATGCCCGGTGTCCTTCAGCGCGGCGCTCTTCAGTTCCAGCGCAGTGCGCGCCGCCGCGGTGTTCGCCGCAGACAGCAGTGTCTTCGCCAGCGCGGTCGGGGCGCTGGCGCCGAAGCGCTTGTCGGTGTAAGCACGCATGCCACGCGGAGTCACCACGCGCTGGGTGTCGGTCGCATCTTCGGCTTCGGTGCTGGTGGCCAGCTCGACCACGCCGACGACCTCGGTGGTGGCCGGTGGATAGAGGAAGCCGGCATCGCCGAACTGGATCTGCGTCGTGTCGATCCCGCTGAAGCGTGTGTCGGTGGCCAGCAGCAGCATCGATGCGGCCGACTTCTCCATGATCGGATCGGCCTGGCCGTAGCTGGCGAACAGCGTACCGTCAGCCAGGTACAGGCCGAAGCCGCGCAGCGTGTAGGAGGTGGCGCTGTCATCGCGGATGGTGACGTGCACGGTGTCATCGCCCACGGCCTGGCCGCCGAAGGTGGCGACGCGCTTGATCTCGCCGGGCAGTGCCGTGAGCCCCGCCGACGGCACGAAGGCGGTCGAGGTCAGGCCGATCTGGGTGATCAGGACGGCGTTGGTGCCGGTGTTCGGCGGATTGACCAGCTTGGCGAAGCCGGCATCGGTGATTTTCAGGCGCATGCGGGGGTTACTCTCCGATCAGTTGAAGGCGGCGGAAGGCCGTGGCGTGGGCGGCTGCAAGTGCGCCGATGGCGGCGTCGGCCTGCATGCCCTGGGTAAAGGTGAAATGCGAGCGCACCGGCTTGGTCCGGGTGATTTCGCCGATGACGTCCTCGACGAACATCGCCGTGGCGGACTGGCCATCCTGGTTGGCGATGGTCATCACCGCTTCGAAGGTGTGCGGCGCGCCCTTGGGCTGCAGCTGCCACCACTCGCGGATCAGCACCGAGCCGCCGAAGGCGGCCACCACGTCGCGCACGCTGCCGGCGGTGCCCTTGCGGCGCTGGATGGCGATGGCCGTGCGCACCCGTGCGCGTTTCACCGCTTCGGGCCAGTAGGCCTTCCATTCGTCCACCGACAGTGCCCAGGCCAGCCAGGGCAGCAGTGCGGTCGGACAGCGGTCGGCATCCCACAGCGCGGTGATGTCCACCGGCAACGGACGCGCAACGATGGCGCGGGCAA